AAAAGAAAATGGAATCGCAAAAAAGGGTGGAGAAGGAAAGAAGCGGTCTACTTTGACGGGTATGATGTTATACTACAGAGACTTAGATTTAGACGAGATAGAAGTAGATTATTATGATCAAGTTGGCTCAATCGGCATGGAAAGAGTGCAAAAGATGTCGATGAAAGCTATATTTGACCAAGGGTTATTTAATGATAATGATTTGCAAGAAATGTTAAGTCATAGTAGAAAGTTAGTTGAATCACTTGAAAAAGAAAAAAATAAATTAGAAGAAGAAAACAGGAAACTAAAAGTTATCCTAACAAATAATAAGATAGACTATAAGGTTGGTGATGTTGATGCATCCACAAGCTAATAAATTTGTAAACCAATCATCAAAAAAGAAAGTTTTTCTAACAGAAAGAAAAAGAATAGTATACAAAGGCAATGCAAAGTTCATAAAGTTTCTCAGAAGAAATCCTGTAATAGCGTGTGAGTTGTTGCTAGGTATTAGATTAATGGATTCACAGAAATTAATTTTGCAAAAAACTTGGAACACGAAATACAATGTATGGGCGTGTACTCGTAACTTTGGGAAAAGTTTCCTATTGGATGTTATAGCAATGCTCAAAATGTTGTTGTATCCAAACCTTTCTATATACTTGGTTTCAAGTAAAGGTAATCAGGCAATTGAGAGCTTCCTCAAGTTGGAAGATATTGCCAAACAAAGAATAGAATCAATACCTTCTTTGAAGGATATTTTTATGACAGAGGTTGTATCGTCATCGAATTCTGATGGATTTGTACATGATAAGGGATCACATAAGGTAGGTCTTATTAACAATTCAACTATTTATACATTAAACTCAGTTCCAGATAACGTCAGGGGTAAAAGAAGCCAACTTGTCCTCATTGATGAGGCGGGGTTTACGGACGAAGAACTGATAAACGTTGTAATTCCATTTATATCACAAAAGACTGACTTCAAATTATCAACAGAAGAAAGCTTTGACCAAGAGTTACTCAGAAAACAAGTTCCATCTCAAATAATATTTTCTTCATCAGCATCGGAAGTTGATCATAAGTTTGCAAGAACCTACAAGGAGTATGCAATAAAGATGATAGCAGGAGATAGCAATTATGCTGTATTTGATATACCATGTGATGTACCATTAGCGCCTATGGTTGATAGCAAGCCAGCACCGCCACTACTTGAACAAGGTGAAATAGACGATATGCTTAAAATGAACTATGATAAAGCCATGCGCGAGTACTTCAATAAATTTCAAAAATCAGGCGGAATAGAACAAATGATAAAACTTAGTCAAGTAAGAAAGGCTGAGAAGTTTGTTAGACCAATGTTATTCTCAAACTCAAAAGGGGAACGGTTCATAATTGCAATGGATTCTGCACTACAAAGTGATAATTCAATCATAATGGTTATGCAAATTCTTTATGATGAAATGAGAGGGTATTACGGAAGAATAGTTAACTGTATCAATTTGAATGACACGGAGAAAAAAGGTAATATACAATTAAACTCAGAAGTACAGATGAAGAGACTAAAACAAACGATACTAGATTATAATATAGATGAAAAAGACTATGAAAAAATTGATCGTCTAATGGTTGATATTGGTCACGCTGGTATGCAGGTTTTCTTAGACTTGATGCTTGCTGACTGGTATGATGATGATGGAATAAAACATAAGGGATTTATTGACTCCACTCATCCAAGATGGGAAACTGAGAAAAGAAATCATCCTAATGCGTGGGATAACGTCGATGCAGTTAGTCCATCTAAATATAAAAGGAGTATGTGTGAAGACTTATTTGAGCTAATGAGAATGAATTTGATTGAGTTTCCTCAAGAATATGATCACAAAGGTCATATATTTGATGAGATAGATGGCGAAGTTAAAAGAATAGAGCTAACACAAGAAGAAGAACTTGCTTTGGCGAATATAGATATACTAAAAACAGAAATGACATCAATTCATAAACTAGGAACTAGAGATAACCCTAAATATGAATTGCCGAAAAATAAAGTTAGACGTATACACGATGATAGATTCTACTGTCTCATAATGTTGGCTAAGAGATTGGCTGAAATAAGAAGAAAAGATGAATTATCAAAATCAAGATCAAAGAAAAAATTCAACATAAACAACGCACAATCATGTGTTACATCGATATCACTCTAAAGAAAGGAGGTAGAAATGACAAAGAAGACTACGGTAAATGAGAATGAAGAATTCATTGTTGAAGTTGTTGATGAAGGAGAATCTGATGAAGCTTTAGTTGTAACAAGTACGAAAGACTTTACACAAGATCTGCTAAAGAAAGCAATGTCATCTTATGCTGGAAGCGAGAAAACATATTCTCAACAAGTAGATGAACGAGCTTTTATGAAGACATCTTTAACTGAAGCCAAGATAGAAGAACTCGCGTTTTTACCACAGGACAATATCGAAAAAGTCCAGCAAATTAATAGTTATATTGACCTTTATCTAAACAAAGATGATATCATAGGTAGGGTATATGAAATCATAGAAGCAAATACAAATGCAGATTTTCAGCTATCCTATCCAAAAGTAGAAGGTAGAAACAAAGAAATAAAACTAAAGAAAGTAAAAGATATAATAGATGAATTCAACAAGCAAATTGAGTTGGAAGAATTAATCATAGAGACTATACCATATGCATATGCAAACGGAAATAGAATGTTATATCTAAGAAAAACAAAATACGATACATATCAAGTAGATAGATATCCGTTAGGAATGGTTCAGTATTCATCTTATAAGGTAAATAATGAACCAGTTGTAGTATTTAGTTTGCCAGATTTGCTAGGTAGGATGACCGGACAAACATTAATTAGTCCATTTTCAACGAATTCACTAACGACTTTCGATCTTAGAATGTTTCCTGATATGGAAGATGAAATAAGAGAAAATTTTTCAACTGAAATTTATAGAGCTTATCTGGAAAGAAAGCCAACAGTTACATTAAACACTGACTTAACCGCTGTAATAAGAACAAACAATCGCGGAAAAAGATATGGAGTGTCTCCAATTTTCAAAGCATTAAATCCAGCACTTAAACTAGAAGTACAAGAGAAAAGTGATACAATGGACTCAAAAGCTAGAGGAAAGAAGATTATATTCCAGAGAATATCAGATAAATTATTAGGAGAAAATGGTGAAGATATAGATTTATCTCCATCTATATATTCTCACAATGAATTTGTTAAAGCTTGGAAGGGTGAGATTGTAGTTTACACAGGAGCACCTTGGGTTGAAGATGTAAAATATGTTGAGCCAAAACAATCGTCAGAGCATTCAAATGCACTTAATTATTATAGAAGTAAAGTTCTGTCTGCATTAGGAATAACTTTCTTAAATGGAGATTCAAAAACTGGTACAGCTACAGCTCAAATGTCACTTAATGAACTAATGAAAGAAATTGATAAGATAGCAAAACAATTATCAAACAATATAAATAAGTGGTATAAATATATTCTGAATGAAGCTGGGTTGCCAATTGAATATGCGCCTACAATCGAGGTTCTCGACTCTGAAATCATGAACTTGAGTATTAGGATGCAACTTGCAGATAGTTTATTTAATAAATACGGTGCATCATATAGATCTACGTATGAATTAATGGGCATGGATTATGAATCAGAGAAAGAAAAAAGAGAATCTGAGAACGAAGAAAACTTAGATAAGGAAGTATTCTACGCTAGACAAACAGCATTTACTTTCTCTGCAAAAGGCGAGGAAGATTATGTGTATGAAGGTAATGATGGTACGGATAATAAAGATAAACAGTCGAAAACCCCTCAGCAACAAACAAATGATGAAATTAGAAAAGAAGGTGAGACAGATGTTTAAATTATTAGCAGAAAATAAAAACTCATATTCTTACTTGGTAGTAATAGAAGGAGTTAAATACACTATAGAAGTTTCAAATAATGGTAAACTTTTAGATATATCGCCATATGTTATAAAAATGGAAGTATCTAGCAACAACAGAAGAATGGAATTTGGATAGGAGGCAATATGAAAGACAATAATATTATAGTAGCCTCTGGCAATAATGTAGAAGTATCACAGTCTGAAGATGGTTTATGTCTATATGTGACAGCTAATATGGGATTTCTAAATAACTATAACTTAAATGGAGTAATGTTGACAAACTCAGAAAAAGCAGATGAGTCTGTAAGAACTCTTATTAACAGACCAATAAAAGGAAA